AAATATGCTACTGAAAAAGAATAACGATGAGTCCTCTAATACAAGAACACTTTGGTACAAATACATTCTATGATATTTTAGCACTACCATGTGATAAAGATATTAATCATCCACATCAAATAAAATCTAAAGTAAATTTTAAAAAATTAAAAGAAGATTCTCAAAAAGCAATACTATCTTTACCAATCGTACAATACACTGGTGATTTTAAGGCAGGTGGTTTGGATAAAAAACAACGATTGTATCTAATGAGTAAGATGGATGATATCTTCTTTATAGATACCCTTAAAACAAACTATGCTAAATGTGTAACCCAACTTCTAAATGTACCTGATATAAGTGGTAAGGAAGTTATAGAAAGAACCACAGAACATAAGAACATACAAAGAATCAAAAAAAGTGAAAGTTATAAAGTAACATTTGATGAGATAGATTATGTTATTGAAATAGCAGAAGAAGAGGAAGAAACCTTCACCAGTATTATGTATGGAGATAACTTTGTGATGGATGTTACGTTGGAAAGAGATATATTAGAGTTCTTCTATAAGAACAAATAAAAACCACTTTTTTCTTTATTGATATTTATATATAGAATAATAATCTATATAAGCATGTCAACAGATTTCGAATTATTCCCAGGTAAAAACCTTAGTGGGTTATTTGAGGATATATACAATAATCAGATAAATAAAAAGAAACACATTTCAGAAGTAATTTTTGAAATGAGGAAAATGATTAGTCATAAAGGTGATATGGGACTTCTAGGTCCAGTCATAAAAGACTTAATTGATACATCAGTTCGTAACGATGACCAATTAGTTAAGTTAGCAACAATAGCACAAAGAATTATATCATCAAGTCAAAAATCAGAAGGTGATACTGGTTTCCTTACTGATAAAGAAAGAGAACAATTACTTTCAGAGATTGAACAAGTTCAAGATGAAGTTGCAAAAATAGATGATATTCAAAATGATATAGAAGAAGTTAAACAAAAAATAGAAAGTTAAGATGAGTTTTTTCGGTGGAAATTTAATTTGGAATGTAGCTAAAGCAGCTGCTACCTCTCTATCCACTAAATCTTCTGATGATTTAGCAATAGTATATTCTGTTATATTAGATGAGAATCATCCAAAAATAAAATCAGGAGAAGCAAGTATAGCAGATGTTGGTTCAATTGAATGTAGATTATTAAATGATGTCACTGGCGATACTTTATTAATGGCCAGACCATTAGATTGTACTGTAACAATACTACCGATTAGAAATCAAACTGTATTTATACAAAAATTGGGAAATGGCTATGTGTATACACAGATATCAAAAGGATTATCACCAAACACATCAGATTCAGAAAATTCCATATCCACCTTCTTTAATCAAAAACAATCTGCAACAAGTAATAGTAAAGCAGAAGGGTATTCAAGTGTAAGTAGTACTGGTATCGCTCGTTCAAATACAAGCGAAGCTAATGATTTTGATGGTTATGGTGATTACTTTACTGCAGAAGAGGGTATTCATAAATTAAAATTATATGAGGGTGATGTGCTGTTCCAAAGCAGATTTGGTCAATCTATAAGACTTAGTGGATATAATAATAGCGAGAACAAATTTTTCCCTACACTAACAATAAGAAGTGGTGAATCTTCTGAAAATAGGAAAAAGGATGATAATGTATTGGTAGAGGAAAATATAAATGAAGATAGTAACATTATATTCTTAGGTAGTGGAGAAAAATTATTAGAATGGAATCTTCCTACTACTAATGCAAAAGAATCATTCTTTAATTACCCAAATGAATTAAAGGGAAATCAAATCTTACTTAGTTCAGATAGAATTATTCTTTCAGCTAAAACATCTCAAATGATATTTGCTAGTAAAGGTGATGTTGGATTTATAACCGATAGTCAATTTTCAATAGATGCCGATAGGGGTATAAACATAACAACAAACGATAATATTTTTATTGATACTAAAAATAGAGATTTAAACATCACTCAAGGTGATGGTGTTATTTTCTTAGGAACTAAAGGAGAAACTGAACCGGCACCAAAAGGACAAACATTAGTTGATTTATTGGGAGAGATGATAGATTTAGTGGCACAACAAATATATGTAACTCCTGCAGGCCCAACGGCACCTGGACCAACAAACGTTGCTCAATTTGCATCTTTAAAAGCTAAGTTGAATTCAATGTTAAGTAATAATGTACAATTAAAATAATATGGGATTAGGTGATGATATAGGTAATATGGCAAACGAATCGATTGGTGGTGTAACTGATGCAGCAAGCGATATTGTAGGTGGTGTAACTGATGCAATTGATAATGTTACTGGTGCTGTTGGTGATATTGTTTCATCAATACCAACTGAACTACCACCATTACCTGAATTACCTGAATTACCTGAGATACCACAGTTACCTAAAATTCCAAAGATACCATTACCAAAGTTACCACCTCTACCTAAGTTTAAAAAAAAGGAAAAGGCAGAAGAAAATCCTAAACATAAGAAAAAGGGTTTACCTAAGATACCAGAACTTCCTTCATTGGAACTTCCACCAATACCTGAGTTACCAGAATTACCAGAGTTACCAGAAATACCAGAACTACCAAACCTACCGGAAATACCAGAAATACCTAATATTCCATAAAATGTCTTGGTCACTATTTAAAAAAAATATATTAAGGAAAACTAATCCAAACAACAATCCTTCACTAAATATTAATGAAGTAGCAACTATTTGGGCAGATGAATATGACGCGGTAGTAAAGAGGGGAAAGGATTTATTAAATTTAGAATCGGTTCAAAAAGGTAATAAGGATTTAGCTAAGGCACTTTTTCAAATTGCATTATTAAAAGGATTAGCAACTCCACCTGGTACAAATTTCTCATTGGTAAATGAATTTGGTAATGGTGTTAAAGCATATTGGATGGGAGCACAAATGAATCCATTTCCAGTACCATTAATTCCAGCACCAGGTACAATACAAAATATAGTAGTTAATTCAAATATAGCAACAAACCCTGGTACTTGGCCAATGTATCCACCATTGAAGCCTGCTAGTAAACAAGTTATAATGGTTAATATGTTTATCTTAGCAGCAACGGTACATTTATTTAGTGTAGGTGGATTGATACAAACAACATCGTTATATCCATCGGCACCATCACCAATACCATCACCTGCTGTTATATCTTGGACTGCATATTTAATACCACCAAATATACCAATACCAAATATTAACTTCCCATCATCAGATGGTAGTGAACCACCGGTATTAGAACAAGTGGTAAATGATGATATTTCTACATTAACACCAAGTCCACAATATGTTGATAGCGATGTAGATATATTAGGTAACCCAGTGATTACTCCAACATTAACAGATGTTATAGACGAGACTATACCAGATGACGTAATTGATGGAGAAATGGAAAATATTCTACCTGATTTCATATCACAATTAGAAATGGGTGGAACAAAGTGTGAATAAAAATCAAAAAAGAATAAAACAAATATTTATATAGAAAGGAAAACATTACAACAATGGATACTGACAAATTAGTAAAAGCAATACAAATAATAGTTAAGGAGGAAATCAAAGTGATTCTTCCTACACTAGTTAAAGAAGGTGTAAAGAAAGAAATGGCAAAGTTGTTAAGAGAAAACAAACAACTTAAAAAGGCTATTACACCAACACAACCTACATTTATGGATGAGGTGGTTTCTGAAAAACCAATTCAAACAGAAAGGGTTTTAAGTAAAAACCCAATGTTAAATAAGGTATTACAACAAACACAGCCACTTAGTTTAAGTGAAAATACATCTAGAAGTGTATTAGATAGACAACCACCATCTTATGCTGGTGCACCAACTGAAGTATCATCTAATACAATGGAGTTTAATTCAAACTCAACTCATACATTAGGAGCACAAAGTATAGCACAAAAAATGGGATATGGTGATATGCAAGGAGGTGTTAAAAAACAAGGGTTAGGAGTTTCAACCGGATTGGCAGGTTTAGATAGAGTTTTGAATAGAGATAATTCAGAACTTATAAAAGCTATGGATAAAAAAAGTAATGGTAATTGGCGACCAGGAATGTAATATAAATTATGGCAGTTGAGTTAGGAAGAAAAATCGTTAAAGATACTAAGGCATTTTCAAGTTATGCTATTGGTGTTACTTTGCCATTAACCTTTGGTGAAAATACTTTCGAGCAATCTTTTCAAACCAAAGACCAAGTTAAATCAAATATTAAAAATCTTCTACTTACTAAAAGAGGGGAACGTATTTTACAACCCGAATTTGGCAGTGGTTTACAATCATTGTTGTTTGAACAAAATGTAGATGACTTAGAAGGTAGAATTGAGGATACTATAAACGAAAGTTTAGAGCAATGGTTACCTTATGTTACGGCAGAAGAGATTGATATTGAATCAACTGACGAATTGAGAGATAATAATAAACTAAACGTTTCAATTAAATTTAGAATAGGAGATGATATTAATTTAGAAACTCTAACATTTACAGTACAGGGATAATACGATATGGCAATAACAAAAACATCAAAGAACTTTAAGAACAAAGGTAAGGATATAAAATATCTTAACAAAGATTTTAGTGCGTTTAGAGGTAATCTAATCGAGTTCGCTAAAACGTACTTCCCAAAAACATATTCTGATTTCAACGAATCATCACCTGGTATGATGTTTATTGAAATGGCATCTTATGTGGGTGATTCACTTTCATATTATGTAGATGATACATTAAAAGAATCTTTAATGGTTCATGCAGATGATATTGAGAATGTAATAGCACTTTCACAATACTTAGGATATAAACCAAAAGTATCTTCACCATCAGTAACAACTCTTTCGGTTTATCAATTAGTACCTTCAATCGGTAGTGGTCGTGATAACACATTTGATTCAACATACTTCTTACGAATAAAAGAAGGTATGAGATGTGAATCTACAAATGCAGTACAATTTATTACACAAGATGTTGTAGATTTTTCTGATGAAAGAGAAAGAGAAATTACAATATATCAAAGAGATGGTGTAAGTGGAGAGGCTTCATTTTACTTAGTTAAAAAACAAGTACAAGCAATATCTGCAGAATTAAAAACTAGAGAAGTAGAATTTGGTCAATTTAAAGAATTCCAAAGTATTGAATTAAGTGATACTAATATTATAGACATATATGATGTTAGAGATTCTGATTCAAATAAATTTTATGAAGTTCCTTATTTAGCACAAGAATTGGTATTTACTGACTATCCAAATACTGAAAACAATGACCCTGATTTATTTCAATTTAAATCAACAACTCCATATATTTTAAATACACTTAAAACATCTCGAAGGTTTGTTAAGCAAGTTAACCCAGATAGTACAACAACTATTCAATTTGGTAGTGGAGACCCAACAGTTAGTGAAGAAACAATTATTCCTTCATTTAAAAATGTAGGATTAGGATTACCTAATTCAATTTCTAAATTAGAAGAATCATTTGACCCAACTAACTTTTTGAAAACTAAAACATATGGAACATCTCCATCTAATACAACTATGACTGTAAAGTATTTAGTTGGTGGTGGTGTTGAATCAAATGTTAAGAAAGGAACAATTACACAAATCAATGGTGTTGAATATGAAGAAGATATTGATTTATTTACAAATGTTCAATTAGGATTGTATAGGGCAGCCAAAAACTCAATAGCAATTGATAACGAAGTTCCTGCAACTGGTGGTAAAGGTGGTGATACTATTGAAGAGATTAGACAAAATGCATTAGCAAACTTTGGTTCTCAGAATAGAGCAGTAACATCAAAGGATTATCAAATCAGAGCTCTATCAATGCCAACCAAATTTGGAGCTATTGCAAAAGCATATGCTACGGCAGATGGTACATTGGATAACAATTCACCTTCATCTATTTTGGCTTCACCACAAGTTCTTAGAGAGTTTACTGAGCTAGTTGATGGGTTTGTAAATAGAGAAGAAGGGGCAGGAGAAGTTGATAAACAAATTATCCAAGATGAAATCAGAAAATTCTTAGTTGGTAAAACTTCTAATGATAACGAAAAGAATAATCCATTTGCTATTAATCTTTATCTATTAGGATATGATTCAAATAAAAAATTATCAACTCTTAATAGAGCAATAAAGGAAAACTTAAAAACGTATTTAAACGAATATAAAATTCTGACAGATGGTATAAACATTAACGATGGTTTTATAATCAACATAGGACTTGAGTTTGAAATAGTAACACTACGAAACTACAATAAAAGTGAAGTACTATCAGAGTGTATATCCGAATTAAAAGAATATTTCGATATAGATAGTTTTACATTTAATAATACAATTAACATTTCAGAATTGGAATTAATCATAGCAAATGTTGATGGAGTTAGTTCGGTTCCTAAATTAAAGATTGTAAATAAGTGCGGAGGTCAATATGCACCAAATACATACAATATAGAAGCGGCAATAAAGGATAAGGTTTTATACCCATCTTTAGACCCATCGGTTTTCGAAATTAAATTTCCAGATTCGGATATAAAAGGAAGAGCAAAATAATGGCATACTATTTTCTAACAGCATCAAAGGATGCATCGGTTTACCTACAACAGCCTGACCAAAACGCTGGTTTAGATGAGGTATTAGAGGTAAGTAAGGTTTACTATGGTGGAGTTAAAGATGTATCAAGAGCACTTCTTAAATTTGAAACTAATGGGTTCTCATCATCACTATCTAATGGTAGTGTTGGATTTGAAGAAGCTAAACTAATATTAAAGGAAACTGAATCAGAAGAAGTACCATTGCAATTTGATATTAACATATATCCAGTATCTCAAAGTTGGGAAATGGGTAAAGGTACTAGATTTGATAATATAGAAACTGCTGGAGTAACTTGGAATTATAGAGAAGGTGATTCATCACTTAGATGGGTAAATAATGTAGTAGGTGGTAATATTGTATTTGCTGCTAACACAACTGGTTCTTTTGCTGGTAGAGGTGGAGTATGGCATTCTAATCTTAGTAGTTCTAAATCATTTACATATAAGACCGAAGATGTTGATACTGATATAACTACAATTTTCCAAAGTTGGTTAAGTGGTTCTATTGAAAACGAAGGATTAATAGTAAAGCACGAAAATTCATCGGAAGAGGATACAAATGATTATGGTATCTTAAAATTCTTTAGTAAAGAAACAAACACAATACATCAACCAAAGGTTAGAATTGGTTGGAATGATGTATCATTTTCAACTGGTTCGTTAACTGAACTAACATCGGAAGAAATAAAAGTTGGAATTAGAAACTTTAAAAAGCATTACAAAGTAAATACAACACCTAAGTTGAGAGTAGTTGGTAGAGATTTATATCCTACAAAAACATTCTCATCTACGGCACAATATGGTATTAGTAAATTTTTACCAACAACATCATACTACCAAATATGTGATTATCATTCAGGTGAAACAATTATTCCATTTAGTAATTACACAAAATTAAGTTGTGATACCGATGGTAACTATTTCAATTTGAATTTATCTAATTGGGAAGTTGATAGGGTGTACAATATAGAATTTAAGATTACTATTGGTGGAGTTGATTATTTCTTTGATAACGATTATACATTTAGTTTAATTTCATAATAACAAATGAAGAATAGTGGATTAAAAAACGAGGCACAAGTTGCTAAGATATTTGTAAGTGGTTCGGATGCCTTACCACAAACAAATGATAGCGGTGTCCGTTTATTTAAGGAATCTGATTTAACTGATGGTATTATAAGTGGTAAATTAACAAGACCTAACTATAATACAAAAGAATTAAAAAAATCAGTTGACACTACTATATTTGAACTTCTACCAAATAACGCACCAATTGGGCCACCAATGGTTCTTCGTTCAATATATGAGGCTGCATTAAAAAGAATAGATGAATTAAATGCTCTATTAGAAAGATTAAATGTTACAATTGGTGAGAGAGATGCAACGATAGCAGAATTACAAAGTAAATTAGAAGAAATACAAATTCTTTTAGAGAACGAACAATTAAAAGCAAATATAGCATCTCAACAAAGTGAAATTGCAAATAAACAAATTGGTGAAACAACAATTGATTTACAGAATGCAATACAAAATTCAATTAATGAGGCAATAGCCAGAGTATCGTTAACTGCTAGAGTTGAGGCATTATTACAAGAAAACGAATCACTAAGAGAACAACTATTTGGATTGGCTGCTCAAACTGCAGAAGGTGCTATTAGTGGGGGTGATAATGGATTTACTGTTAAGGTAAATAATGGAGATGGTGATGCAGGACAATTAACAGCAGACTTATATGCTAAGTGTAGTGCTAAAGATGCCGGTTCTCGTAAAATGACAAATACATTAGAGGTAAGTAACGTTACTACTGATAATAAAATAACTAAAATAGAATTTGCATTTGATGGAGAACCTAAATGGTTTACAGTAAAAGCAGGAGCAAGTT